AATCGGAATCTGGCGGATTGCACCAGCATAGGGTAGGCCGTTCAGTTCATTGATCGGCTTGAAACCATATGCGGCGTCAACAGAGGGGTAAGCCATGTTGGACTCCTAAGATTAAGTGCCTTTGCCAAAAGTCACCTTAGACTTCCTGTCCGAGAACAGGGGCATCCGAGGATCGTTTTCGCGCATAAAGTTGTTGTCGACGGAGTTCATCTGCGCGTCAGCCTGCTGTTGGTAGTAGGTATTGCGCTGTTCCGTCAACTCAACCGGGGTCTTGCACAGGAGCAGCCCGCCAATCTCAATACCGTCAGGAAAACGGCTATTGGGGTTGGACATGGCGAACAGTTTGGGCTGCGTTGCAGCTTTCACCGGCTCCCAGCCTTCGCGGAGTTTTGCGGAAATATTAGACGGATCGGGATTGTTCAGAGTACTCAGACGAATCCAACGAAAGGCATATCCCTGCTCAGGCTCGGGATCGGGCAGCAGTTGGGGCGGCGTCCAAGTCAACTTGGGACGAGCCGCTTGTTCGCGGGTTTCAAGTTCTCGGGTGAGACGATTCGATTCAGCCATGATTATTTCCTCATTCCTTCCGCAACCTTACGAGCATAGAGTTCCAGAGGAACACCAAGCCGCTTGGCGATTTCGACCTGTGACTTCGTCAGCACGATTTTCTTGGGCGCTGTGCTACGAGTCGCCGGGGCGACGACGTTTGATTTACGGGACGAAGTGGGCGCATTCGTCTGTTTCTCCGACTCAAACACATCGGGAAACACTTGCCGCATTCGAGCGTTGACGCGCTCGTAATACTCATCAGACGATGGGTCTACCCCAGATTTGACCAGCTTGTTATGCAGAGCAAGCGCAAAGCCAGTCATCTCCTCGTCTGAACCAAACCACTGATTCTCGCGCTGCCACTCCAAAGCACGGGTATCCGGCTGCGGTGCGACAACATTTTGCTCAGTTTGTACAACAGGTTTTTCTTCTTGTACAGGGGCGGGCTTAAAATTGTTCACGCGCTCGGCCTTCATTTTGGCCGTCGTGAGTTCTTCTTGGGCCGCTACAAGGGCGTCGGCATCACCTGATTCGTACGCTTCCTTGTATTTTTTCTTGGCGGCTTCCACCTCAGTGGCGACCACCTTTTTGGCCTGCTCAAGAAGAGCTTGCTGACCTTGCGAGAGAGAACCTTTGAGTTTCTTGTTCTCCTCAGCAATAGTCTGAGCGGCGCGAATAGCCTCTTCTTTTTCCCGAAGAGCAGCTTCTTTTGCCCGGCGCTCTTCGTGATAACCCTTAGTGAAGTGCTTAATCCGCTTACGGACACCCTCGTCGTACTTAGCCAATTCATCGTCGGCGAAGTCTTTCGGGGGCTCTTTCATCGGGGCACGGCCACGATCCTCTTCGGGCGTGTCGTCTACGACCTCAATGTCGTCCTCGACGGAAAACTCCACCTTTTCTTCTTCGACGGACTCTTTCTCGTCGGGGAACTTGAATGCTTCTTTATCAAGCGGCATAACTTACTCCTTACGCACGGGTAATACCACGGGGGTCTTGCACCACGGCTTCCACGGAGTCATCGTTGATGATCCGAAACTCTTTGCCGTGAATCTTGATCCGGGTGCCAGTGTTGGGGCGAACCAACACAAAATCACCCACCTTACACGAGGGGCCGCTCGGGAAGCGTTTCTCGTCCTTGTAAGCATCCGGGCCCATCTTGACGACAAACAGAACGGGCGACAGCACTTCTTCAAAGTGCATCGTCTGGCCCGCTTTCATGAGGCCGCTTTCGTACTGTTCGTCAATCTCCGGGAGAACGCACAGGAGGTGGAAGGTGGAGGGATCAGGAACTTGGCGAGCCTTCTCTTCTGCCGTAGCAGGCAGAGTAGTTGCAGTTTCGCCGTCCTGGCTTACAAGGATTTCACTCATCGTCGTCTTGCTCCATTCGTCGCACGAGGTCAGTTACATAAGAATGCGCGAACGAAAGACCCCGGATTTCGCCGCACATGAACTTGTATTCCGCATGATCCTTAGCCCCGCCTGAAGCGAGAGCGTCAGCAAGGGATCGCTGCTTTTCTTCTATCTCTTTGAGGATTACGGAGAAGACAGTTGCTGCCATGATTACTCCTTATGCCAAGGGCCAACGTAAGCCTTGGGGTCTATAGCGCGGTTGATGTAGTCGATGCCGCTGAACTTGGCGTAATCCTCAACAGTACGTGAGTCCCCAAGCCCATACACGCCTAAGGAAGCGCCAGCAACTAGCTTTTCAAAGCGCAGCTTTGCGCGTTCGTCCAACTCCCACCACTTGTCACTACGCTTAGCGTCGTAGTCGCCCCAATGGTGTGGACGCTTGATCTCCATGTCGGGGTTGTAATAGTAGTGATACAGCGGCAGTTTGCGCGGGTGGAAAATGTCCCAGCCATGCGTAAACGCACGCAAGGACAAAGAGTGCTCCTCGCCGTAGAAGTACATGTGCGGGTCGTACGGAATCTCGTAGACGAACGAACCCGGAGCAAAGATAAAGCCCGCTGCGGCGTGGAAGCCACGCACAGGTACCGGGCTCTCAGTGAACACGGCGTTGAACGCCAAGTCAGCCAAAGTCTTGCCAAACGTAACGTCCCGCATGACTGTGTTGGCGATGATGTCAGTATCGTACTTATTCTTCTTGAACTCGCCGTTGACGACTTCAAACGAGTGAAGGAACGACGACATAAACGGCTTACGCGCTTGCTTCAGACAGTCCATCCACGAAGCAATAAGCTGAACGTCCCAGTGCGGATCAAACAGCGTATGCGCGTCTACCTGCAAGAACCAATCTTCGTCAGCGTACAGAGACTGCACGATGGACCGCGCCCAACACACGCCCCTAGACTGAACCGGGTCCAACAGAACGTACTTGATCTGCTTCTGGATGTGCTCAGGCAATTCAGTAATTGAACTGCTAGGGGCCTGTTCGACAACACCGAAGACCAAACGGTCAGGGAAGCAAGCGTTGTCGTATGCGTTCTGAATGGTGTTTTTCAGAAGCGCGTCGCAGTAGGACGCAAGGCTGACGAAGATTTTGCTCACCGGCTACCACCTCCACGCATCGCACGGGCCATGACTTCAGCCGCACGCAGCTTCAAGTCTTCTTGTTTCAGCATGATGTCTGCATCAACCTTCTTGGCCTTGGTTGCGGCTTCCTGCTGCTTGATCTGCAACTCGGCCTGCTGCATCTGAACCAGCGGGTCTTGTGCGGCCTGTTGAGCTTGTTGCTGCTGCGCCATCGCCTGTGCTTGCTGAGTAAGCTGCACTGCGGCCTGAGCCACCAGACGCGACAACTGCACCTCCACGTCCTCGGGCAGCGGCTCGTTGGGCGGGGGCAGCGGAACACCAAGCTGCTCCTCGATCTGCTTGCGATACTGGAAGCCCATGTGCTCGGCAATGTGTGCCATGACTGCTGCACCCATTTGCTGAGCCATCGGCGACTGACCCATCATCTGCGCAATCTGCGGGTTCTGCATAAACATCATGTGCGCAGCGATGTGGGCGTCGTGATCCTGATAGATGAACGCCTTGGTTGGCTCGCCCTTGAGGAACGCCATGTTCTCAGACACGGGATCCTTCGGAGTCATGTCATCTTCAATCGGCACGAGCTTGTCGGCGTTCTTGATGCCCAAGACTTCAAGCATCTGACGGTGCAACTGCGGCAGGTCGTAGATCTGCGGTGCGCCTTGAGCCAACTGGATCGCAGCCTGATACTGCATGATCCGCTGAGCCATCGTGCTGCTGTTGGGGTCCGACACGGGGATAACCTCCACCATGTCGTAGTCAGCTTGCTTAGCCTTGCGCGACCCATCCACCGGGTCGTAGTCATACTCGCTCGGGGTGTAGTCCCGAATGATGGCCTTCAGGAGCTTGAACTCCTGCTTCATGGCGAAGTGCACGCGAGCCTGCACCGCACTCATCAACTTCAACTGGCGCTCCAAGAGAGCCAGCGTCGTACCTACAGGTGCTTGCGCAGACATATCCGAGACTTTCATCTCAGAAATAGAACCTAGTCTGCGACCTTCTTCCGTAATCTGATTAAGCAGAGCAAGCAGAGTCTGGCTTGGCTCCTTGTACGGCAGCGGCATGATGTTGTCACGCACACTGCCCGAGGGCACGTCTACATCGCGGAACTCGCCGGGGGCAATGGGGGTGTCGTCACCTTTGATGCGGAGTCCACGGGACTTGAGACCGCCGGGGAGGTTACTGAGCGTGCCTGCGTCAACCAACTGGCGAATAAGGGAGGTACCAGCACGAGCGTAACCACCAATAAGATGAATAAGACCGAGGCCATAAGCACCAAAGCCAGGGATATAAGTGTACTGAACGAAGTGCTGTCGCTTGAGTCGTTTGGGGTCGTCGTCGTTCCAATTGCGTCGGATGGCAAGGACATGATTGGTCCCCCTCTCAATGGTGATTACGTAGGGCAACGCAATCTCATTTTCGTCCTTGAAAGGATCACTTTCAATATACCGATCAACGTGGATCTCGCACACTTGGTAGCGGTCGTCGTCGGTCAGGTTGTACCCCTGCTCCTCGGCTTTCTTCTTCTCAACGTCCGTGTGGATGTTGACCGGGTCGCCCAGGTCAATGTCGCGGTAGAACCCTTCGACCTGCAACTTGCGCACGTCGTTCTTGGTCTTGCGCATGATGTGTGTCACGCGCTCGGCACTGATGATGCTCGACGCACCATAGGGCATGATGATGTCTTCGGCGGGAATGAACATCGCCACCTGCCGCCCCAAGCTCGGGTCGTAGTACACCTTCTTGAACGCAGCCCCTGCTAAGCCCAGCGAATACAGCAGTCGCTCATGCTCCGGGCGGTACTCAGGCATCTCCTCAGTGAGCTTGTAGTTCATGTCGTCACGAACTCGCTCAGCAGCTTCTTCCTTCAGGCGGTCGATGGCACCGATGATCTCGGTCTTCACCGGCCCCATTGCAGGGAACGTCTCGATGATGGTGTCGGACTGAAAGCGCACAGCCGCTTCAGTCAGAATGGTGGAGTACACGCCACACGCGCCGTTCCACGGCTCGGTGCGCTCCTCATACTTCATGCCCAGGACTTCCAGCCCTTTGACGAACATCTCAACCCAGTCTTTGCGACTGGCAATGTCACCGTCCACGTCGCCCATCAGATCGGAGGCAAGTGACTGCAACTCGCCCTCGTCCATGTGGTCAGCAAGGTTGGCGTCAAAGTCTTCAGCCCCTTCACCCTCTCCACCGGGCTCAAGCTCAATCTCCACCCCGCCCATAGAGATACTCATGCTCTCGGGGTTCTCAACCTCAATTTCAATTGCTGGCATGTCTGCGCCAGCCATCTCCATCAGATCAACTGGCAGTTCCGCCAGACCGGGGACCATAGAATTCGTGGCCATAACCTAACCCTTAATAGAACCCGCCACTGCGGCGGCGGAAAAACTTAGGCTCCTCGCGCTCATCGGACGGCAAACGAAGGAACCCCCCTTGTCTGAATCGCATTAGGGCCAGTGTGGTGGCGTCAACCAAGTCGTCGTTATCGCCCGCTGGGAAAGCTGCGATTTCATCAACCAACTCCTCAGCCCAGCGCGTACGTGGTACCCACACCTTACCTGAGGCGATTATGTCGCTGACGGAGTTCAAACGGGCAATCTTGTCCTGGCCTTTTGAGGGCGTGTATTCCTGCACGGGTATACCCATAGCCCGCAGTTCGTAGATCAACGGAGCGCCGGTAGCCTTCTTTTCGATCAACAGACCGTCCGGTTCCCACTCGTTGTACTCACGCAGTACGTCACGCTTCAAGTCCACCCACTCCACACGCTTCTTATATGTGTTGAGCAGGATGATGTTGGGCTGGTCGTGGTCCTCGGGGTTCTTGAACACACCCCAAGTAGTGCCTGCGGAGAAGTCCGCACGCTGATGCTTCTCGAACGCCGTGTCCCAGGTCTGGAGGATGTACTCGCACGGAGGCGGATCCTCTTTCTCCCACCACTGCCACCAGTCGCGCTTGACGATGGCAGCTTCGTTGCCTACCGGGTTCTGCTGGTACTGTGCCTGCCACTTGGCGTTGGGCAGTTCTTCTTGGAGTGCGGAGAGTTCTTCAAGACTCCAGAACTCCGGCCACAGCGGGTTGCCCGAGGGCATGATGGCCGGGAACTCAATGACCTCCCACTCCTCACCACCTCGCTGCGCACTGGCTTTGATTACCTGCCCGGTGAGGTCGCGCTGAGCCCAACGGGTCATCACGATGACAATAGCTCCCCCCGGCTGGAGACGCTGCCGTGGGCCCGAGGTATACCACTCGTATACCTTATCGTATATCTCAGGTGAGGTGGCTGCAAGTGCAGCCTCTTGTTCAGAGTGTGGGTCGTCAATAATGAGCAGGTCGGCACCCTTACCGGTCACCGCACCGCCCACACCGATAGCGAAGTAGTCACCACCCTTGGATGTATTCCACCGTCCGGCTGCTTTAG